TCCTCTGACTCCTCAACCCAGAAACGAAGCGTTTCGCCGTTGTCGGAAACCTCATGGTTCAAGACGCAGGTGGGAGACTCGGCGGCGGCGATGAACATCCCATCAAGGGTGATCTCGCCACCGAACTTGATCAGAATGGCTTTGATGACACTTCCCATCTCTTCGGCCATGCGCTTTTTGGCTTCGGAAGCCTCGGCAAGTGCATCGAGCAGAGCCAGGTTGTGTGCGACCATGCGCTTGGAAAGGTCCATTTCTTCGCAATCTTCTTCAAACACGGACAGGTCCCCCCTTCAACAAAGAAATAGCCCCTTGCATTTTGTCGAGAGCCGCAACCCCCAAGATGTCGAACTTGACGAAGCCCATAGCTTCAAGGTCCGACATCTCCACACCGCAAATGCGACGGTTAGTAGACTTGTCAAATACCATAGGGCAGCAATCGGCCAACGATCTAGGCGCAATCACCACACCGGCAGCATGTTTTGATTGATTTCGCTTGGTTCCTTCAAGACGGATAGCCTGGGCAAACTCAACAGCCAGAGGCCCCTCAAGTTGACCATCGTCCGCAATGCGACACCAAGGCGCTAACTCCTTCGGGTTGTTTTCCAAGGCCCACATCAAAATGGAAGCTTCGCCGGTCTCCTCCCGCATTTCCTGAAGCTCGTCAGAAATGGCAGCCTCATCAGGAATATGGTCTGTGATCTTGTTGATTTCATCAAAAGTGCCTTTTTCGTGCGCCCGCAAAACGTCCTTGATGGCTGCGCGACCCTGCAATCTGGAAAAGGTTACCATCTGCGCCACGCGGTCATCACCGTAGCGGTCACGCATATGTTGTACGACCTCGTCGCGGTGGGAGATGGGAAAATCACAGTCGATATCCGGCAAGCTCACGCGACCCGGCTGATTACGGCCCGCATTGTAAAAACGCTCAAACAGCAGGCTGTATTTGACAGGGTCGACATTGGTGATTCCCAGCAGGTAACTAACAAGACATCCGGCACCCGAACCGCGCCCCTTACCAACCAGCCACCCCTGGCTCCTGGCCCATTCGCAGTATTCCGACACGATCAAGAAGTAGGCCGACAGGCCTGCCTCGGTGATAACGCCCAGTTCTTTCTTGACCCGGTCGCCATATGCCGTGTACTCATCGGTCCCAGCGGTCGCATGTTTCAGCTTACGCTTCCAGCCCTCGCGGCAAAGATGTCGAACATATTCATCCGCATTCATGCCGTTGGGACAGGCGAACTCCGGCAGATATGGCTTCGACAGAATGTCGTAGTCACCGCAGAGATCGCTGATTTCAAGGGACGCCTCAATCTCAGCCGGAGTGTGTAATCCCTTCACTTCGTCGAAGTCGGGAATGTGATAACGGTTGGAACGGAAAAACCCCCCAAGGGAGACATCCTCCTGTTTAGCTAGGGCCGAATGAATGGTTGGCAGAGTCGTTTGCATGGCAGAACATAACAGAACTCGTTGATCCGCCGCATCCTCACTTGCCGGATAATGCGCATCGGGAGTCCCCAGGGTCTTGATGCCGTATTTTTTGGCAAAATGCCTGAGGCCTTTGACGGCGACAGCAGCAGCCGGTAGGTTCTCCTGGTCAACGGCCTGAATCTCAATCCAGAAATTCTCTGCCCCGAAAAGATCCTTGTAGCGATTCGTGATCTTGAGCAGCCGCTTTTCCCAGTCGGCAGGCACCATGGCCCTTGCCTGGTCATATGTCTGGCAACCGTATGCAGCCTTGGGATTCTCAAACAGGGCATTGCAGAGGTCGCTGCCGGGATGGCCGGAGAACACGATCAGTTTGCCGTCGGCGTGTTTTCCCAACAGGTCGAGATCCAGTCGCGGTTTCCTGTAGAAGTGGTTGGGATCGTTGGATGCGCTGGATGCCTGGATGAGTCTTTTCCACCCCTCCTCGCCTTTGGCTAGAACGCAAAGGTGGGATAGTGATCCGTTCTCTTGGCGTTTGTCATGGGCGGGGCCGGAACACAGATAAAACTCAGAACCAAGGATAGGCTTGATGCCACGCTTGCGGAGAGCCTTGGAGAAGGCGGCGACACCAGAAAGCGTGCCATGGTCTGTGATCGCACAAGACTTGTAGCCAAGCTTTTCACATCTGCTAGCAATTGCATCTGGTTTGCTAAGTCCGTCTAGCAAACTGAACATCGAATGAACATGAAGTGGAACCCAGCTCATTTATCGCCCCCGCCCGCTTTCATCCGACATTTTGTGATCAATACCATTTATTCTTCCCCAAGAACAGATGGCATTGAGAAGTAAAAAGCGATGGTCCCGACCATATTGGCCGGGACCACGCCCAGACAAATCAGCGATTATCGCCGCTCCCTGTCAGAGTGCCACGTTCTTTGCGGCTATTCAACTTGATAAGATTGCGATGGGCTACTTCTTCAAAGGTAACTCCAAGCTCAGTGCAAAGTTGAGAAATATACCAAATGCAATCGCTAACTTCTGATATTAATTGCTTGCGTCTATCTTCAGTCAAAACCCCACCATCATCCCGAAGAATGCGCTTGGCCGCACCAGCCACTTCCCCTGCCTCAGAAAGCAAGCCTAGCGCAACATAAAACAGGCCATTAGTTGTTCCACTACCAGGATAAATAGCGGTTTTGGCAGCCTGTTGTTGATAATAATTAAAGTCCATCGTATCGTTCTTTCTTTCTTTGGGTTTTGATGGGGTTTCAACAACAGAACCCTTAACGTGCCCCCACTGTACGCCACGGGTTATTCTGGAAACTTGAGCGCCGCTAACGCCAAAATCATTTGCGAGAACTTTCACTAGCTCGCCTTCTAGGCGTCGGCGTCTCATTTCTTCAACTTGTTCAGTCGTCAGAGTCACACGACTACAATTTTCTCCAACCGGCTGGTATCTTTTGAGCACTCTGATTGCGTGCATTGCTTGCATATGGTTGGTTGCTAACTCCAGGTTATCTGGATGATTATTGGTTTTTACGCCGTCTTTGTGGTTGATACTTAGTCCTTGAGGGATGGGTCCACGCAAAACACGCCACACCAACCGATGGGCCATAGTGCATTCTATTTTTCCCTTAATGCAGATCCGAACCATCAAATATCCATTTGCCATTCTTTTTTCTGCCGGAGTAACACTTCCATTTTTGTGAAGCCTCCACACCTTGCCGTTGGCATCTACCGAAAGACGACCTCCCTCAACAGCTTGATAAAGCCTGTCTTCGCCACTGAAACGGCGCTCTGATTGCTCTAGCGTTAGCTTCATGGCTGTTCAGAAAGCTCCTTTTGTTCCGCGGCATAGGTGGGGCCGTAGCCCAGATTCGTGAGTCGCTCCTGCCGCAGCAACTCCTCACGCTTGCAAAAGCCCTTAAACTCATAAGGGCCGGGAAACTCGCCCACAACAAGCGAGTAGGTGTCAAGTCCATCGGACTTATCCACTTTTCCTGGAACGGCTAAAAGCTTGCCGTTCTTGTATTTGGTCGCTTTGACATCGACAGTAGTGCCGCATGGAAGAGTGGCATCATGCTCTGGTCGTTCATCCAGCTGTAAATCTGGATAAACATTGACCATCTTGCAAAATGCGATTTCTGCTGCGATTCCTTCCAGATCTGTTGTCTCACAGTCTTGCGGCCCCACCTTGCCGTCTTTCGTGTTGGACTGCCTATTTTTCATGTATCTGGACTTCGCTAGAAACTTGGCCAGCCTTTGCTCGGCCTCGTTCAATACGATCTTAGTCCCGATCTTTAAATGGCAGCTACTCACGACGCTACTCCTGAAGATACTACGGCTTGATTGGCAGCCTCGTCAACCCTTTCTGTTCTGCCACCACCGGAACCGTAACCGGCCCAAGGTTCCCCCACCGCATACTTGGAGACGACCCTGTCGATCCCCAATTCAATGATCTCATTCTTGAAATGCTGGCAAGTCGACAAACCGGAGACAGGATGCTGGTCGTCGAAAAAAGAGCACAGGCGACTACACTTCCAGTTCTTGGGATCACGGTCGAGAATGCGGCGGGGATGATTGTCCATTTTGATCTTTTCAAACTCACGACGAATCATCTGAAGTGTGTCGGGCAAGTCTGACCGCTGCAAACACAAAGAGTAAGGCCCACCATCTTGCACAAAAAAGATTGTCATTAAGATATCATCGTTTGGATAAAGCTCACACAAGGCATAATGATATAGACGAAGCTGGAAATCTTCATACATATCATCATATTCTTTAACTTTATCTTTAACCCAGCATCGACGTTTGCCAGTTTTCCAGTCGATGTACTCAATCAGCCCAGGCCTGATCCTGGTGACGAGGTCCATCGTGCCGCGCAAAATCAACTGACCCTTATAGTTGCGGCCATCTGGCAACGAATATTCGTACTTCGCCCATTCGTGGGGCAAAGTTATTTCAAAATATTGTTCCGGCATGACGACATTGCGATTCACAGGAGAAAACATGCCATCGTTAAACAGCAAAACATCCCAGGTCCATTGCTCGCATTTCTTGCGGTCGCCGTTGGTCCAGGGATGGATGGTGCGTTCGGGGTTGGTGTAGTGATCCCAGCCAGCAGCGATGGCTAATTCTGGAGTGAAAGTGGCTGTGTCGAATTCTCTTTCGACTTCGGGATCAGAAAAGGTTTTTTCTTTATTTTGATGGGCCAGTTTTTTGCGGGCTAGAAGTTCCAGAGCCTTATGGACGATGTTTCCAGACTCGGCTTTTTTGCCGGAAGGTTCTTTATGCCCCAAGTTACTGGTGATAAAGAACTTGTGTGGACACCAACCATAAGACCCTACGGAGCTAGACCGCAAAAAAGTTACAATCAACGGTAGCTCCTTCGCAAGGATTTGAGAGCCGCTTCAAGCTGCTCTTCACGAGTCATACCGATATTGTCGATCAGTACATTGAAAGAATAGTCATCTAAAGCGTTTTCGCTAGCATGATTATCGCCTTTTTCGCCACGGGTTAAACCTATGACGATACCCCCCTCTTCTTTAATGGCATCGCACTCGTTCGGGAAGCGTAAATCTGCGACGACGGACAGAACCTGGCCCTCCTGAGATTCCTCGTACTGGGCGATGGCGTTGAAGGTGGCGTTGATGTGGACGCGGCCATACATCTTGCGCAGGATTTCCGTGCCGAAATATTGCAGCACTTCACGGACAGACATCCGG